AATCTGCTACTAATTCCGCCTATACCTCTAGGATTAGTGCTAGGAGTTGATACTGTATTTATTATTGCTAATGTATCAACATTTAATTCATAGTTTTTCTTAGTGGTATGATCACAATGATATAACCTGCCACTAATTCCACCTATACCAAATGGTGTTATACCTGGACTTGATACAGCATTTATTGTTGCTAGAGTGTCTATGTTTAATTCATAATTGGCATCCGAGCTATTATCACAATGATATAATCTGCCACTAATTCCACCTATACCACTAGGATAACCAAATGAACTTGATACTGTGTTTATTGTTGCCAGAGTATCTATATTTAATTCACAATTACTATTCGGGCCAAACCCACAAAGATATAGTCTGCCAGCAAGACTAAATGCCTCTCCAATTATCATTTCACCTTTATGGTATGCTTTTTCAATTTTCAAACCCCTGAAATAAACATCTTTACCTAACAAAGTAAATCACCTGCTCATTCACAGTTACTATACTGTCGTATTCTGCTTGTGTGCCTGTCCATATTTTTATCTCGCCGACACCTGTTAATAAGTTTTGGTCTATAATTAAACCATCTTCACCATCTGAACCGTCTGCCCCAGGTGGACCTGCTACCGTAGAATCAGCACCTGTTTCACCTGTAAGTCCTGTTAGTCCAATTTCGCCTTGTGGTCCTGGCTTTGTCATTGAAATTTCAATAGGTGTTGTCTCTACTAATGGTTGTATTACTACATTAATCTCACTCATAGGTCACATCCTTGGTCACTTTAATTTCAATAGTTTCAGACGATGTGGTTACCCCGCCGAGCCTCATTTCAATATCCATTATTAGATCTCTGTTATCATATCCTAATATCAGCCAGCCATCTGTGTTAGTCGCAGTAAAAAAATATTGACCTTCTGTTCCCGTTGTAGATATTGTCAAGTCTTCGACTAGTGCATGTTTTTTGTCTCTTATTTGACTTTTTAAATTTGCAATATCTGTAACTAACGGTTCCCCTAATTCATCTGCAATATTCGCATAAAAAGCGAACGTGTCTCCTCTTTTAATGTTTATCATTTGTGCCCCCCTCCTTTACGCTCCCAACTTTTGGATATACCAAATCAAGAAACCAGCCAGCGTGATTATTGTGCTGGTTGTCATCCACTTGATCGTCGATACCAGCGACCTTATTTGCTCGATTAGGTTTCGGATCTCGATGTCCGTGCTTGCCCTGGAATTTTCAAGGCTATCAATTCTATCGCTATGATTATTAATTCGTTTCTCATTAACATCAAATTGCTTATCTACTTGTCTATGTTTTTCTGTGCAAATGTCTGACATCTGTGCCCTCCTTAGATGAGCTTGCCTTTAATGTGTTCTGTTGCTAATATCTCGTTACACCAATTTCTGTTTAATTGTTTTACCATCTGCTTTCATGATTTTTTGTATCTCTTTTACTGCGGCTTCTACTGTGTTGCCTTTGGATAACTGTACCTTCCCGTCCTTTTTGGTGTACTTTATGTTTTTCATTTACACCACCTCCAACAATGCTTTTTTGCTTAGCTTCCAACTAACACTTTCAGCCGATATTTCTAAGATGCTTCCGGCTATTGTGCTATCTGCGGTTAACTCAAAAACTGCCTGGTTAGTATCCGTTGTTGTAAAATCTACAAGTTGACCATCAACAAACAATTTTACTTCCTCGTCAATGCTTGTTTCTGGCATTGANACCGTAACNGTTACGGTGTCTACTTCGTCCGATTGTATTTGGGCAGCTGATAAATTGACACGGCAATTAGGGTAGGCGTTGTATTCAGCTTCCGTAATTTCCTCAACGTCAGCACTGCTTGATATGGTGTTAGGATATACACAGACGCAGGCGTCCAGGTCCTTACTGTACTTTGCACCGCTTATTTTCTCTACATCTGTGACTGGATAAATAAAATTATTACTTTCCTTCGTGATTTGTAATTTGTAAAACATGATTATATTCCTCCTTTTTTATTTAGGCTACTAGGATGTAAGAATGCTCGATCCTAAGTTTGTAAATTCTATCTGCGTCCTCGTCTGCATTCCACAAATATGTGCCGTCCCAGGTTAACCCCGTAGGGCCTATACTCGGTGACAAAAAACTAAAAATAACAGTACCGGATGTATTAAGTTTGTAAATTCTATCTTTGTTCTCGTCTGCATTCAACAAATATGTGCCGTCCCAGGTTAACCCCGCAGGGCCTGTACTCGGTGACAAAAAACTAAAAATAACAGTACCGGATGTATTAAGTTTGTAAATTATATCTGTGTTGCTATCTGCATTCCACAAATACGTACCGTCAAATGCTAATCCGCGTGGGTATGTACTCGGCGACGAAAAACTAGCAATAACAGTACCTGATGCATTAAGTTTGTAAATCATACCTGGGCTGGCATCTGCATTCCACAAATACGTACCGTCAAATGCTAATCCGCGTGGGTATGTACTCGGCGACGCAAAACTAGAAATAACAGTACCGGATGTATTAAGTTTGTAAATTATATCTGTGTTCTCGTCTGCATTCCACAAATACGTACCGTCAAATGCTAATCCGCGTGGGTATGTACTCGGCGACGCAAAACTAGAAATAACAGTACCGGCTATCCCAGTTAACTCCCATTCTCCTACTTTGCCGTAAATATTCGCACCTACGGGTACATCGGGTAATAACCTACTATCGTTTCCTTGTGTGACGGTTCCGGCTGTAGCACCAAAATTCTTATTGAACGCATTGTTTTTTGAGAATATTGGTTCTGCCCCTGCTTGGCTGGCTGTTACGGTGTGCGGGTTTGCGTTATCTGCTTCGTGCGCAGTAAGCTCTGTATCAAGCTCTTTTGTTTTGTCCTCGTTGTTGTTCAGGTTTGGCGCGCTTATCGGCGGTGCAGTTCCGTTATTATATCCTGTTTTTGTATAATCTCCTAAAGCCATAATTTACCCCCTATCGATTGTATCTGTCCGTACAAACTGTATTGATTCGAGATTCGTTTTATCTCGATCGTATAAAATGCGACTAAGCATTATGCCTGTATCTGCGGTAGATGTTGCGGTTGCACCTGCAAATATGGCTAACTCTTTAATATGTAAAAGAGACTCGTTGTCTAAGACGAGGGCTGTTGTTTTCAACATTCCTACCCCTGGCGATTCTTTTTTTACAAATGTGGATCTAAATCCTTCCGCTCCTAACTGTGTGTCATTATCATTTATTGCTGTGCCATCTGTGCCTAGCGCGATATACTTCAATTCTAAGTCTGTTACATCGCCTTTTAACGAATCCCGAATCATGTTTAAGCCTGCATTCGTAATTCTATTGTTCAGTTTTTCTTTTTCAATCTTTCCATCGTGATGGGTGACAATGATTTCATATTGACCCAACCAACCAGATTTATTCAATTTTATTCCCCCTCGCCTGGATAAAAAGTTTCTGATGGATATAGCGTTTCTGACGGGATAGGAAGTGAAAATACAATCTTTTGCGTGTCTTCTCCCCAGCCTTGCGTCTCAAAGCTCAATTGCAATATAACCAAAACTTCGTCTTCGCGGATAATTAGTTTGCCAGCCTCTTTAACTAGTTGTTTGAAAAATGTTGTCCATCCTCCAAACGCTTCACCATCTACACAGTGCACGTCATACAGTAGCATTCCCGTTCCGTCAAAATCCGTAATAGTCATACGGTCAATTAAGAACTCGCCATTTTCAACTTTGTATTTATCCATATTTACATTTTGCAATTGCCCTGTTTTTAACCCGTTTGTAAAAGTTTGATAAGTGATTTCACGTTCAATTTTTGTATACTTCCTTAATTTGCTGTTTGCGATTGTTAGAGCGTTTTCACGTTGATCTATTTTGGGTTCATTGGCTATATTTTCGTATATCCCTGTACCGCCCTCAATGCTTTTTCTATCGTTAATTGCATCAGCGGATTGTGCTACGACCAAAAGAGGATACAGCCCAATATAAGTGATTTCTAAAACTTCAGTACTCAAAACGGTTTCACTGTCATCTTGCGTGATATTGTTTGTATTATAGGTGAAATAATATTTCTTGTTGGTATCAAATCCATTAACTCCTATATCATCTGGACTTACCTCTACGCCCCATAAATCCTCCGTGACGTATGTTGCGCCGTTTATTGTGCCATCGTTTCCGTTTGCTGTGCTGTCTATGGCTGTTGTTCCAGACCCTTCGTTAAACTTCCAATAGCCGGCTAATCCTGTCTCGTTGCCTATCAATTCTTTGTTCATGTTGGCTTGGATTTCGGCTTGGGTTCGGGCTACGTTCCATATCCTTAGATCATCTGACGTACCTGTACCCCCACTGTTCCCTGCATGACCTCCACTTAAATAAAAGTTAGTCCCAGGAGTAACCCAGGTTGTAGGTTGCGTTGCTCTTAAAATACCATTAACATATAAATTTGTATTTCCCACTTTGTTCCATGTAAAAGCAATTTGATACCATTCATTTACACCACCAAGTGTTTTGAGATCAAAAAGCAAATTAGCTCCACCACTCTTAGCAGCTAAAAGTCCATCTGCGTAAATCCAACATTCCCATTGATTGGGGTCTATTGAGTTATCCCAGATTGTGTTGTAGTTATAAAAAGACGTCGGGTAATACCAAATTTCAATAGTTCCGTCATCCGGTAAAACTTTAGGTATTGAAACATAATCATCCACCCCATCAAACGACAAGGCACTAGCACTAATAAAAATCCTTGGCTTAGTCGCAATCGGAAATCGAGTGATAAAGGTTTTAGAAACGCCGTCAGGAGAAGGGGTAGGCTTTTCTTTTACTATCTCTTGCGTGCGGTCTAAGCCACCCCTGATATATTGTGTATTTCTGTACCGTGACTTATCTTCCCTTAAATTAACGCTTCTGATTGGTGCTGTATCTGTTAGTCCAAAAGGTGCGGTAAACGTGTTTCGTTGTACAAAGTATAGTTTTTTATCATGATCAATCCACCACGAAAACCCTGATATTTCTGCAAGTTCATCCATGGCGTCCGATACACTACCAACTCTAGCGTAGGATATAGCTTCAACGAGAGGCCCGTCTTGTATATCTCCAATGGTTATATCATCCGCATTTAAATAGTTAGTGCGAAGTGTTTTAACAATATCCCCTGCGAGCGTATCGGTAAATGTTTCAGCTACAATGAATCTGTCAGATATGGCGTGATTGTCGACTACTTCTATGTCGTATATGACCGCATTGGTAGCAATAGGCACAAATCGCTTCGGGAAAAACAAGAAGCCCCCAAATATGAGGGCATCCTCATTATCATAAATTTCAATCGGTTGGCCATCTTTTAAATCTAAGGCCCCCGTTTCATCTATCATTTTAAAATGGGCCGTGCTTCTGTCATTTATAGCATCTTCAATGCTCAAGGTTTTTTGTGCGTAGTATGTGGTTAAATCTACGCCACTGATTTCAATTCTCATTAGTTTGCACTTCCCATTTTGCCCCGTATTTGGTCTACCATCATAGGGCCTAAAGCGTTGGTCAATTCTCGTCCGTCGAGGTATACGCGTATTTCTTGTTTACCTCCGTTATAGCCACCGCCGGCAACATTAGCAGGCCTAACTTCTTCGCCCTGGTGAAGCATAGCTAGCCCATCATTTTTCACCATATTGGTTCCGACTGCTAAAGTAGGTATGCGCCCCATGCTAACTCTTGGTATTTTGGGCAGTCCGAAAGAACCTCCGCCAATACCAGGCACCCAAGACGGAATTTTAAAAGTGGGTATGCTATTAATAGCGGAGGCAACGGAATTGACCATTTTTTCAAAGGCCCCTATTATACCATTAGCTATGCCAATAATAGAGTTCGCCGGTCCACGAATGGCACTTACTATACCTTCCCATATACGTACCGTTGCCGACTTTAGTTCTTCCCAATTAGCNACAATCAAAGCAACCAGAGCCACAACCGTAGCAATAACCCAGGCAATAGGACCCAGCGCAAGAACCCAAGCGGCCGCCATCTTNGCCTGCATGCAATAAGCTTTGTACACCCATCCACACCCACTTAGCTACAAATACGGCTGCTTGTGCCACCATAACTACACCTGCTTTGATAGCAGCTGCCATTGTCAAGCCAAAAGATATGACTATTTTAGCGGCATTTATGGCACTATTTAATGCCATTACAACCCAAGTCGCAACCCAAATTGCGCCGACTGTTTCTATAACAGGTACGATAGTTTCTTTATATTCTTTAAACCACTCAATGATATTTTTTATTGTCTCGATTGCCGTGGTCATAACCTCTGACATTTTGTCAAATGCCGCTTTTGTCTTCTCCTCAATCATTGGCATATTTTCACTGAACCATTTAAACAATGGCTGTAAAGCCTCGCCGAGTACCTCAAATATCTTTTGTTTAAAGTCATCCCATGATTTCCTGAACTCGTTCATCTTCTCAAGTTCTTCTTCACCAAAGGGCACGTCGATGCCAGCCATGACCTCGTCAAGTGTTTTCCCGCTCGCTTCTAATTCTGAAACCATGGGCAGTACTTCCGCCATATTCATCTGGTTGGCAAACGCTCGTCTATCGGCCCCCTCTAGTTCCATCATAGTTCCAACAATTTTTCTTAGCTGCTGGTCCGGGTCAATACCTTTAAAATCTTCTGCGCTTATTCCCATAGCCTCAAAACCTTTAGCTAGTCTTGGAGATAGTACGTTCCCTCGCTCTAATTGTTTGTTGAACGTCTGCATGGAGTTAGCAACCAGATCTAAGTCAACACCTGAGTCTACGGCTATTTGCCGCCACTTTTGCATTTCACCAGTCGAGATGCCTGTGATAGCCGACAAGTCAAGCATCTGATCAGCAAAGTTGCCATACTTAGTCATCGCGCCTAGCACCGCTCCACCTGCTACACCGGCGGCGGCCGCTAAACCCAGCCCCCACTTGGTAGCAGTTTTTACGGATTTTCCAAAACTTTTCTCTAGGCCCTTTGTATCACCTAACAATTTAACGCTTAAACTAGCTACAGTTGACATTTACCATCACCCCTTGCCTTCTTCTTTCTTTCGTTCATCTTCTTTTATCTCGTAAAACGCTTGCCATTCTGTTATGTCTTTGCTTGTCATTTCATCCAACATAAAATTCACGGAAGCGTAACCTAGTTCCTCGGCAAGCANNTAATAAAATAAGCGCTCACCGCTCTTTAGTTTTTTTTAGTGTTTTCCACGTCATCCTGGTCAATACCTGATAATCGGCTAATGACCTTGCACACCTTTTCAATGGCTCCTGAGTTCTTTTCATTCAATGCTTCTGCATCCGCTTTTTTAAACTCTGGCTCTAAGCATCCAGCGACCATCAAAGCAGGATACAACTTGTTTAGGTCCATTTTCCCTTTATCATTCATACAGGAGTTCATAATGTCCGACCTCTTTTTGCCAGATAAGGCCTGCACTAAAACAGATCCTTTCCATTCAGTTATTTCTACTTCTTTTTGTTCCAAATCTTTTGAATTTAAAATATCTTCCCTTGATAAACGCTTCATATTAATCCCCCAATTTTAGTAATTCGTCTGTGCTAATAAAACTAACCGCTTCATCCTGTGGTGAGTCTAACGCCGCGCTCATTTCTGTACTTTCAATCAACGCCCAAAGCCTTTGCGGATATCCGGCCGTGCTTGCGCGCAATTCTAAGACTATGGGTTCACCTGACGTCAATACGTCCTCAAAATAAGTATCTGTTACGTCCCATTGGCTTAATGATCCGCTGCCAAACTTAGTGCCTACAATTCTTTTTTTATGTGTCTCACCAAAACGGTTTACTTCCATCAAATTAGCTTGTTTGGTATACGTGTAATCGTGTGCGTATGCAGCGCTTGATAAGGGCAAATAGTTGCCTGTTTTTATGCGTATCGTTTCGGTATCAGAAAACCCAGCACCAACAAATGTAAATTTACCATTTAACTTATTGACACTTGCATAGCTAATTGCAGCCCACCCGTCAAAGCCATTGTCTTGTTCTAAAGTTGGCTCAGTGTCGCGGTCTAACACTTGTTTTAATTCGTCCGTTACTTGCCATGTATTATCGTCAATGTGAGTCAACCCTGCTGTCACCGCCGTCACTGGGTCGCCACTTACTTTTATTACTGCCAATCTTCCTGCCAACTCGCTCATCTT